ATCCCTGTCTTTACAGGTAGGCATTGCAAATAATGGATTAAACGTGTTATCTGGTCTACTTTAGACTCTCCTTCCTCTTCAATATTATCATAGGTGTCCCAGTTTGTTATCCTGGTTATCCCTCTATTTGACTTATACTCCGGTAGCAGGTTTTTTCTATTGTTAGAAGATCCTACTCCATCGAATATTACATAGACTCCTGTCGGCTGTACTAACTGTATTAAGGATCCTAGTGATCGTATAAATCCAGCCATACCTCCAATAGGGACTCCTTCTTTATTTAAGAAGTTAATTGTAGCAAAGTTTCTAAAGAATAGATTAAGAGCATCTATCATTAGCACCCGTGAATGAAATTCCTGCTCTACTACAGGGGAGGTTTCATGCTCTGTAACAGTAGCAAGAAGAGCTCTTAGATTGGTTGACATACTTAAAGATAATAAAAAACCCCTGCATAAGCAAGGGCCTTTCGATTTAATTTAGAGTTTAATTCTATCCTGGATCGTTTTCAGTCGGTATAGGTGTAGTATCTCCTTCCTCTGGTGCTTCTACTACTATGTCGAAGTCTCCTCCTCCAAGTATTGCTGCCCATTCAGATGCATGTGCTGTTTTGTAGTTCTTAAGATCTTTATCTTCATCCATAATAAAACCGTGAGGGGTCATAATAATCTTACCTCTAGTTGTAATACCGTTGATATGATTCTTATCTATTTGAAGATTTGTTCTTTTAGCGAACTCTACCTGTTTCCCATCTTTAATTGCTTTAATCTTAGATGTTCCTGCATTCATAATGTTTCCGAAAGTGATTACAAACGTTGCATCGTACCACATAGCAAAACCTCCCTTATTCATAAGTTTCGGTTGTCCCATTGGCGACTCTGCTTTCTGCGTCCATACCTTATTTACAACTACTAACGTATTAGTAAAAGGTGAAGACTCTTTTCTTGACATTACGATACGTTGATTTACTCCGTTACCGAATTGCGTAGACATTGCTCCTGCATTCCATTCATTATTGTTCTTATTAGAACGTACTGATAGTTCGCAAGGTACAGATCCGATTGAATCCCATAAGAAAAGTAAGTCATAAGGTAATGCTCCTTTCTTCTGTTCATCTACTAGATCTAGTATGAAGGCTGATACGTCTTCGATAGTATGTATCGTCTCTCTGTCTACATAGATAAAGAATCCTCCATAGTCTAAGACTTCTCCAGTCTCTTCGTCTACTGTCTGCTCTACCTGTAAGCCCATCTGTACGGCATGCTCCCAGTTCCATTTCATCTCTGTAGTGATGAATACTGGAAGTATTCCTGCTTTCTGTGCAGATACTGCTGCTTCTAGTAGTGCAGTAGATTTACCTGTATCCGAATGGCCTCTCAACATGACTATGTGTCCCATTGGGATCCCCGGGATAGAGGTTACCTCTTGAAATGCCGGGGATAATGGGATCCATTTTTGGTCTTTGAAGCGAACATTCTTACTCAGCAATTTCTGTTCTTTGAACTTACTTAGGTTAAAACCTTTCTTAAGCTCTGCAGAGACAGCTTCTGTTAGTGATTTGCTTTGTCTTTTCGCCATCGGTTATCTTAGAAAGGTAAAGCGTCGTCTTCAAATAAACTATCGAACTTATCAGCTTTTGACTCTGCTTTCTTTCCTGAGTTCTCTAGAGAGAACTTGTTTGTTGGTGATGAAGGGGTATCAAATGCTACCATTGGAGCTGGTACATCTTCTTCTGCATCTTCTTCTGGAGCTAGATAATCATGAAGTACTTTTTTCATGTCATCGAATTCCATTCTAGTAAATGTTTCCGGTGGATTTGGTTGATCCTCTAAAAGTGTTTTAAGCAATGCTGCATCTTCCGTTAAAGTGGTTTCAGCTGTTCTTGCTCTAATGGTTGTCTTAGCATAACCTGTTCCTGTTGTAGCGGCATCTATAGTAGTTAGAGTTAAATCTCTACCTGTGATGATATCAGTAAAATCTCCTATGTCCTCATCTTCAACCATTGACAATAGTTCCATGTAGATCTCTTTTCCGAATCCCCATAGCTTTACTCCTTCGTCTTCTTTACCTCTTACGATTACCGGAGCAAATACTCTCATTTTAGGTTCTAATTTTCTAGCAAGTCTCCAATTCTCTTGGCCTCCTGCTTCTCTTAATTTAGCAACAAACTCAACTATTGGATCTTTATCTCCGAAGTTGATTGGTGAGATGATAGGGAATTTGTGAATCCCGTAATGGAACATTAATTCCGAAAATGGATTTGATTTGTTGAATTTTGACGGCACTACTCGAATAACTTCCTTACCTACACTCGGTTTGTAGAAGTTGTTTTTCCTTGACCCTGTCGACTGGGTACTGTTCTGGGTTTGCAAGGCTTGTAGCTTTGCTTTGATTTCACTTACGTTCATTTTTATAACTTAATACTTTAATATAATAACTTTGTTGCCTGTTAGCAACTTTAATTTACAGTTATCGAAATGCCACCTCTTCATCCCGCTGTTCCCTCCTTGTTTTTTACAGTACGGGCAGATTACCACTTTATCTAGCATTCCCTTTATTAAGCTCGGCTTTCCTTGCTTGGCCTTGCTTATGTTGTTCTTATGAGTTATACTCTTAGGTTTCCTCATCTTCTGCTTAGTATCTTCTGATCTTTGTATTCCCTTCATCGTGTTTGATATTCTACTTTTAGTATCTTCAGAGACTTTTCTACCTGCGTTAGCGTATCCGTTCGCTTTTTTTATTATATCCGGTAGCTTTAGTCTTGCTTCAGATAGGTTTTTTTTATGTTCCTCTGTAAGTGTTTTTCCTTTCTGTGCTTCACTTATCTTATTTCTGGTCTCTTTTGAGTGTTGTTTCGGCTTTTCATCTGTGTTTGTTAAGGCGAGGTTTAGCCCTTCCTCCAGTACGTTATAGTAATCTTGCCAAAATCTCTCTTGCCTATTTAATTCTGTTTTTTCACATTGTTCAACAATCATAAAAGTGTGGTTGTCGTACCCGTACTTCTGTATGGAGTAGTAAAGCTTGTATTGCTTTTTAAAAAAATGATTCCCATACTGTTTCCACCGTTTATGTATGTCTGCGGATTGCCCTACGTATACTTTACCTGTGGGGGATACTATTTTATAGATCCCAATTATTTTTTCGGTACCTATCTTTTGCTTTTTCATCAATTCTCTCTTTATTCTTTAGGTAATATTTCTGAGACCATTTCCTCTGAGCTTCTTTTTTTTGCTCTTCTGAAAGGTGTTTTTTTATACGTCCCATCTTTAATATAAATATACCCTAAGTATTAAAAACTAAGAAAAAAACTAAGAAAGTTATAATGAAATGATTCGGGAAATTCTTGTACGGAGTACTCTAAGGTCTCCTTGAGTAGTCAGCAGCACTGTATTTCTATAGTGCTGCCAGTTTACTCTAAAACGGGTGTCCACCACTCCCCCGTTTAGTTTTTTAATTACCTCATTTAAAGCGTTAATCGTATACAGAGAATTTGACTCTTTTTTCCTATGCACTAGTATTGTATTCGGAGGAATACTATCTATATTCATTTCATCTAGATTATAGGTACAGGCTACTTCGTCTGAATCTTTTATTTCTAATATGAAGATTTTATTGTAAAGTATTGTGTGTTTGGATGTTAGATCTGCTATAAAGTAATCTATCTCCTCGGTAGGTACAAACGTACACAGTAATTTATTCTTCAACATCTCTTGACTCTCTATAGTATCTATATCATACATATCAAAAGGGCTGTAAAGAATCGTATCTTTTTCCAACATTTATCGTTATTTTTAAATTTTCTTCTTCAAAGACTCCTACTATTTTACGTAGGATATCTTTATCTTCTTTTGCTAAATCTAAGAGTATTGCATCATATGTATACAGTACTATCTTAGACTTTTTATCTTCCAGAAGATAGAGTATTTTCTGCAATAAACCAACATTACTTACAGTTTCATAATTTTGTATTATGTAGTTGAATAGTTTCTGCGGATTCATATTAGTTAAATCTTTCCTGTAGAATCTATACCTCTCATCTACTCCGTCGATATATCCTTGCTTTTGAAACTTCGTCCATAGTTCATCTATATAGGCGGTTGTAAGTTTAAAGAACTCAAAATCCTTATACTGTTCAAAGACGTTCCCGTATAGTTGCTTAAATACCAGCTTCTTTGCTTCGTCTCTATCCATTCCATACACCTGTCCAAAATCTTCATAAATATCTCCCGTTGCAGATTCATACTTTACTAATTTTGAGATCAGAGTAGGGTGATAAGCTACTAAATCTATCTCCATCAGTAGGTCATTTCTCGGCACAAAAACACTCCTACACCCGCTGTCTTTATTCAATGCTGCGAAGTTTATATGGTTAAAATGGTTGGAAGGTCTTCCTGTTGTATTATTGAGGTTGTACTGTGTTAATATATGCTGGTTTACAAGTGATAGAAAGGGTCTCTCTATGT